ATTGGATTTGATTGGGTATTAATAAATAACGACAATTTTAATGAATCAGAGTGTGGAATTTAAGATATGTAGTAAGTGTGGTATTGAAAATGTTTTAGATGATTTTCATAAAAATAAATATGGTCAATACGGTGTTCATAGTATATGTAAAGAATGTAAAAATAAATATAAAAAGGAATATCGTGAAAAAAATAAAGATGAAATTAATCGTAAGAATAAAGAATATGAAAATAAAAATACTGAAAAAATAAAAATTAGAAAGAAGAAATATCATTCTAGAAAAGATATTAAATATATTGATAATGAACGAATGAAGAAATTTTATAAAGATAACCCACACGTCAGAGCTTGGAGAAGTTTATTATATAGTACATTAAAACGTATGAATAAACCTAAAGAAGGTCATACTATTGATTTATTAGGTTATTCAGCTTTAGACCTTAAACTACATTTAGAATCCCTATTTACTGAGGGTATGACTTGGGATAATCATGGTGAATGGCACATAGACCACATAAAACAAATTATATTATTTAATAAAGATACAGACCCAAGTATTGTTAATACTTTATCAAATTTAAGACCTTTGTGGGCAACAACAAGAGAAATTAATGGTATAACATATGAAGGTAATTTAAATAGGTCTAAGTATCAAAAGAGTGTATAATTTCATTTATTAACACTTTATCTTCGCCGAGTATTTTATTAATAATTTCTTTCTTTTCCTTTAATACACCCCATATTCTTAATGATATAGTATCTTCGAATAATTGATAATAGACTGTTACATTATTTTTTTGACCTATGCGGTATGCTCGGTCTTCGCATTGTTCATTGTTACCAGTTACCCAATCATAAGAATTAAAAATAACAATATTACTAGCTGTTAATGTAATACCAACACCGGCACTCTTTATATTACCTATAAATATTTTTACATTATCATCATTTTGAAATCTATCAACAGATGATTGTTTTTCGATATTATTCATACCACCATAGTGAATAACAGATTGTTTTCCGAATTTTTCGTGTAATTCCATTAACTCATCTGTAAAATTAGTAAAAATAATAACTTTTTCACCATATTCTAATGCATTCTCGACTAATTCAATAGTATTTGGTATAGCTTGCATTGCAATATATTTTCGCAACATAATTAACTCAACTAAGTCACGTTGTAAATTTATATTTTGTTTGTTTTCTTTTCGTTTAATTATATAATCATCCCATAAATTATTATATTCATTAACTTGAGAATTACTCATATCATGAATTAAAGGTATTATAGTTTTATCTGGCATATCTAAAACGTCTTTCTTTTTTCGTCTTAAAATTAAATTCTTTGTCTTAATGGATAATTCTTCTAAATTAGAAGCACCATCTGTAAGCCATATCTGTTTTTTACGACCATTTGAGAGAGTTTTAAAGAATCTCCTACCTTCACAATATCTTTTAGCAAAATGTTGCCAATTATTGGCTATTGGAGCCTTTATTATATTTAGTAGGTTATAAAAATCCATGGGTCTATTAGCTATTGGTGTTCCAGTTAATAACCAGACTTTTTCAATACCATATTTAACACATACCTCAGTCATTATCTTACCACGAGCAGTTTTATTATCTTTTAAATAATGTGCTTCATCTATAATTACTAAATCGAATTTTGTATTAACTATTTGTCTATTGAATTCAATTACTAAATCTTCTGAGTCATTTTTTTTTGGTTCAGCTAATGTGTGAAAATTTTTAAGTATATCATAATTTATTATAGTGAATTTATTTGTTTTCCAATTTCGACCATTAATTATTATAGTTTCATCACAAAATGTATTAATTTCCCGTTCCCAGTTAATTTTTAATGATGCTGGACAAATAACTAATATTTTTTTAGCGCCAGATTCTAATGCTGCTATAATACTAGTAGCGGTTTTAGCTAAACCCATATCATCAGCTAAAATACATCCATTTCTAGATAATAAAAATTTAACACCACTTTTTTGATGGTCAAACATTTTTCTGTTGATTTTACTTAATATTTTATCATATTTTTCAAAATCTACATCAATATCAATTTCATTAAAATATGGGTCATCTAAAACTTGAGTTTTTGGTAACCAGTATAATTTTCCTTTTAATTGTTTTTGTGTTAGTCTACCGTATACATGAAATGTTTTTTCAGTTTCAGCTAATATGAATTCGATAGATATTTTACTTGGTATAAAATTTAAATCTTCACTCTTCTTAAGTTCTTCACCTAAATATGATGATATTCTAACTATTTTTTTAATTTCAATTGGTTCTTTATCATGATTTTCGTAAATATATTTAGATTCATTAGTAGTTAAATTTAATTTGCCATATTTAATGTAGTCATTTTTAAAACGCATTATATATGGGTTACCACCGTTATAGTTTTCTAATAACGAAAATACTGACCTATCTCTTAGTTTGTCTAATTTAATCATATCTTAAATATAACCATTTATGAATAAAAATCAAGTTTTTAGTTTTATTTAGATAATACTAAATATTTATAGATAAATATCTTTAAAATTATGAATAAAATAATACCTATTAATAGATTAAACAAATTTTTTTCTGGGAGTGATTTCCAACTTGAACAGGAATTTGGACGTGAATATGTTGAATCTGACATAAATATGCGTGTTGTATTATATCAAGTTGATAGAAATACTAGTGTTACTGACGATATTTATAATGAAGCTCGTAAAGATGAAATAAGATTTAAAGTACCTGTTGAATTATCAGTTATACTTCTATTAAAAACACCAGATAATAAAACATATAATCAAAATGCCGGTAGTTTAAGATATTTACAAGATGGTCAATTACAATTTGGTATTTATGATTCACAATTAAAAGAATTGGATGTTGAAATAGCATATGGCGATTATATTGGGTATGCGGTTAGTGAAACTGAAATGAGATATTTCAGTGTCGTTAATGATGGTAATAAAAATTATGATAATGCTCATACAATTTTTGGTTATAAAGCAGCCTTTAGAACTGTTTTATGTTCCCCAATTGATGAATCAGAATTTGCTGGTATATAATAAATTAAATTAATGTGTGCACTACCAAAAAATTATAGAAAAAATGTAAATATCATACCCGAAAAATATGGTATGGAACAAGTAGATGAATTATTAAGTCAACAAAAAAATGACGGTACTTATTTACCTAAACCAGTATTATATGAAGATTTAGATGCATCATTTATTGAATTTATTAATAAAGATTTAGAAATTATTATAGATGGTGAAAAAATACCTGTTATTTTCTTAACTTTACAACGATGGGCTGAATTTAGTAGAACTTGGGAATTTACTGACAAACATAAAGATATTAAGATGCCTTTTATTACTATTGTAAGAAAGCCTGATATTCAACCCGGTACTGAACAACAAAGTTTATGGAATACGGCTGCTAGATTAACATATACTTACTATAAAGTACCAACATTTGACGGTATCAGAAAAGGTATTGATGTTTATAAAGTTCCTCAACCCACAGCTGTAGATATAAAATATGAAGTTAGGATGTTTTGTAATAGAATGAGAGATTTAAACTTAATACAACTTAAAGTACATCAAGCATTTAGGTCTAGACAATTTTATATTTCACCTAATGGTCATCCTATGCCTATAATAGTTGATAATTTTGGCGATGAGAGTCCCGTAAGTGATTTTGAAAATAGAAGATTTTATACTCAATTATTTGAAATGCGCTTACAAGGTTATATATTAGATTCAAACGAATTTGAGGTCGTACCTCTTAAAAATAGAGCTTTAGTTATTACTGAATTGCAACCAACGGGTAAAAATCCAATATTAAGGATTAAAACTGATAATACTACTAGTTTAATTACATTTAATTTAATTTTTAAACCATTAGCCCCAACAATATTTAAAACAACAAGTAAATTTGATACTAAATTTACTGAAATAGTTAATATGACAAATATAACTTCTATTATCATATCAGTTAATAATAATGTAGTTACAATACCATTTACAGTAGTCACTGGTGATATAATAGAGTTCAAAATAACAAAACCACGACAATTAGACGGTATATTAACATTAAACGGAAATTTATTATAAAATGACGATACAAAAAAACAACTCAAATATAAACGAAACATTTATTATTGAAGGACAGGTTAATATTAGTGGTGATTGTGTTGCAATATACGCTAATGTTATAGAACCATGTGTAGGTAGTGATATATTATTGGATGGTAATTTAATTCTAAATAATTTATCAGCAACAACATATTACGGTGATGGTAGTAATTTAACCGGTATTAATAAATATGTAAGTATTAGTGGTGATACGATGACCGGTAATTTAATATTACCTAGCATATCAGCAACTACATATCAAAATTTACCAATTGATGTAACAATAACTGGAGGTACATATTCTAATGGTATTTCAACTTATAGTAATAATATAGGTGGTACATTTAATATTACTGGATTTACATTACCTTTTACTGGTGGCACAATATCAGGTAATTTAGTAACGCCTTCGGTGTCGGCAACTACAATATCAGCAACTACATATTATGGTGATGGTAGTCATTTAAGTAATATTGATTTAAGCAATAGATATGTAAATATTACCGGTGATACAATGACCGGTAATTTAACTACAATATCATTAAGTGCAACTAATATAACTGATTTAACTTTAAGTGGTTCTACAATTAGAGTAGTTAAAGTTGATTTGGACGGTACTTTAATTTCTAGTAATGATAAACAGTTAATAAGTAATATTACGGGAACTTCAATTATTGATAGTGTCGATAGTACTACTGGTGATGCAATTATTTGGGATTACGTATTAAAATCTAATACAGGTATGAGAGCCGGTACTATAACCGGTACATGGTCTGGTAATACAAGTGAATATTATGAAATTGCAACTAATGATATAGGTAATACACAAGGTGTAAATTTAAGTGTTAATATATTAAGTGGTCACGTTAGATTAAATATTAATGTTACCGGTAATACTTGGAGTATTAAAACTAATAGAACATTATTATAATTTTAATATCCATTTCTTTAAACCACAGTCATATATTCTGTAAATATTTTGGTCTAACATTAATTCATGTTCCGTTTTTGTTAAATCAAAGTTACCATTTAATTTTCTATTTTTCCTAAAATTAAATTTATGGAATCGTTTATTTTGAATTATATACCAATAAGATGGGGGTATGTTTTCAATAAATGAAAATCCAAGTGTTTCATATAGACCCCCATCTGACCATCTTAAATCGGAGAAACTAATTATTTCAGTAGGGTTATAGACATTAATAAAATATTTTAATAATTTACTTGCACCACCTATTATATTGGTATTTATCTTATTACAAAAACGTACTAAATCATAATT